AATTGAGTATACGGGTTTCCGAAAATTACTCAAAGAAAAGGCCCCGAAGGGCCTTTCCGTCTAGCTTAGAGCATTACGCGCCCCAGCTAACGCCGGTCAAATAGCTGACAGCCGAGGTACGGCGGCGGGCCCAGTTAATTGTGCGCTCGGCGCGGAAGCCGACCAGGTTGCGCTGCCACAACGAGACCATGACAGTAGATGCTGTGCTCGGGTTATCCGGCTCGTTGTCCATCTGCAGGGAAGCTTCGGTGGACATCGACAAATCGATACCGCCTTCATCGGCCACGTAGATGTCGCTGGCGTTGATCAGCGCTACGATACCGCCGCTAGAATCCGCGGGCAAATATTGGGAGGTAATAACCGGGAGACCTTGGAATGTGCCCCCGTTCATGGTGATGCCAGGGAACTCCGATTGGCCCAGAGGATTGACCATCATGCTCAGGGCCAGGGCTGTCACGGACGACATCAGCCATACGCCCGAAGTCGGAGCGTTGTTAGCCGCGATGAACTGGTTGAACAGCGCGCGAACGTCCGCACGAACAGCATCAGCGTCATCACCGCTCGACGGGATGCCTGCCACGCCATTAAGGATCGAGGCGGGCGAGATACCGGCGACAGCAATCTTATCGGGATCGATAAAATCGATATCCAATCTTTCGCGCAATGCTGCGGCCAGTTGATCGCGGATCAGGCCGTCTGCGGACGGGTTCGAATCGCGGATCAACTCCATGGTAGCGACAGCGATGTTCGCCACTTTCAGGGGTTCGATGGTGGTGCGAGTGAAGTCGAACTTCGTCAGTGGCTTGGCATTACCCTCGCCTACCCAGTACCCGTCGCCGCCCGAGGTTTGTCCGATCAGCGCGGTACGGAATGGCACGTTGCGTAGCGACGGGATGCCGTTGGCGCCGAAACGGCCGAGAATCGTGGTGGGCCGGAGGAAAGAAACGAAATCGGCAAAAGCGCTGGTTTCTTCACCGACCAGGGGGGCCGCCCATGTGGCTTGAGTGGTGGTGCCCGCTGCTACAGCAGCCTTGGTCACGAGACGCTCGGTAGCCGCGATAATGCCATCCTGGCCGTCGTACAGCGCCTTGGCGATGTCGGTGGCGTTACGGTGCTCCAGGTGGCCGAGAGCCAAGCACTTCGCCGCACGGGCGAATGCGATGCCGGGTTCCAGCTTCTGGGTGTTTTTGGCGCGAACTTGCGGCATACCGGAGGTGTCCAGGGTTTTGATCACGGTTTCGCCGACTGGCTTGGCCGACTGAGCTTGCGACTTCTGCATGGCTTTCAGGCGGGACAGGTGTTTGTCGATCGCGCCGACTTCGCCTTCCAGGGTATCGAAGGCTTCGGATTGCTCAGCGTCCAGGGTTGAGCCGTCTTCGCTTGCTTTGTCCATGATGGCGGACATTTCAGCAGATTTGGAAACGCGGGTTGCTTCGAACTCCGCGATTTGTTCGGAAATGGTTTTCATGTCTAGGCCCTCCTCGGGCTTCGGAATAACAGGAAGTTTTTTCGTAACGGTTGCCGAAGCGCCGGCGGGTTTTCCGAGTCGTACCACCGGAACAACTGATTTGCCTAGCGCGGCCAGTTGTTTTCGGGAAGCGGACTTCACAGAGGTAATTTTGGCATCAGTGTTGCATGGGATGGTCACGGCCGAAAGCTCGTACCAGTCCCATCGTAAAAACTTCATCCCCCAGCTACCTTCGATCCGGGAAGACTCAACCGGGATAAAGCCGATGGACAGGCCGCGTACCAAGCCGGCTTTGAGAGTCTGCCAGGCTTCGTCGATGCGCGATTTCAAATCACCCTCTTCGTCGATCTTGGCGACCTGCATAGTCGCCTCAATTCCCTGCGGGGTGACCTTAACGTCGATCACATGGCCGATAGGCTCATCGGATTCGTGCTGCCAGAGGAATGGCATCGGCAAAGTGTACTGCGCGCCCTCCGGAACCATGATGTCTTCAGAACGATCGGTCGCGGGGGTGCTGGCGATGCCGGTGATGATCCGTTGTTCTTCGTTGACGGCTTTCACCGTCATCGTGCTGTAGGCTCTGTTCATGTACACAGCTCCGGTAAATTACGCGCATTAAAACACAATGTTTAGCCGAGGGTAAACATCTGGAACTTTTTGTGCGCAGCCGGCGGGTTAAGCGCCATCAGCGACACCGCGTTGAACAGCGCCATAACCGGGTCGATCTTGGCCGAGCCCGAAGCTTGTTTGGTGATCAGGATCGAGTTTGCCCGGGGCTCGACGCGGCAGTTGGAGACGCACCACGCCATAAGCGGTTGCTCGGCGTGCTTCAACTTCCCTTCGGCCAGTCGTCGTTCAGTGGTCTTGATGGCGCCGCCGAGTTTCCAACCCTGGCTGATGCCGACGATCTTGTCTTCAGGAATTCCCCTCGCGACCAGTTCGTCAAAGATGGCGCCGATGCCTACCGGGTCAACGCCGATTTTGTCGAGCAGGCCGGATTCGTAAACGCGCTCTACGATGTCGCACACTTCCGTGACATCTTCGCCTATGCGTTTCACTAGAACTAAATCTTTGTCTCTGCTGAAATCGTGGAAGCGCGAGGCCTCCTGCTTGTTCCGGGCAAGCGCGGAAGGATGCGCCCATGCGCCGGCCCACGTAAGCCAGTTTCCGGTGTCCTTCTCCCTCCCGACCAGGGAGAGCCCTAGCAAGTCGTCCAGGCCGCCGCCGTCGATCCCTACGTCGATCACCTCGCAGCGGTCGAGCATTGAATCGAGCGTAACGCTCTTGTCGGACTGCTCCTGCCAGAAGTCCGCGCCGGCCCACCGGTCAGAGCGCAGCGCCAGGCCGATCTCAATGTTCAGAAATTTGCTCAAGAAGCCGAGGACCGATTCTTCGCCGGTCTCCTGAGCTTTGGAATATTCGCGCTCCAGGTAACCGCGATCGACGGAATAACCCATGTTCGGGTTGACGACGTGAAAGTTTTCCGCGTTGCGCGCTTCGCCGGAATCCAGCATGTGCTGTGGGAATTCGTAGATCACCGGCAGGAAGCGTTTGTCGTCGATCCGACCGTCGCGCACGCCTCGGGCGTACATAAGCTTTTGGCGGAACACTCCCGCAGGCGGTTTATCAGATTGCGTGGTCAAGTAGATGATGCAACCCTCGGGCCGGGCAATCAGCCCGCCTGTCGCTTCACGGAACATGTTTTCCGCGTTTGGCATGGCGCCGAACTGATGAATCTCGTCGATCAGCACGAAACTGGCTTTCTTGCCCGACACGGTGTTCGAGTCAGCCGCTACCACTTTCAGCGTGGCGCCTGTGCCGCGGTGGGTGATCGTGCGCAAGTGGTCCTGCACCTGCAGCAGTTCGGCCAGTTCGGGGTCGTGCTTCACCATGTCGCGCGCGGGCGCATACGCGTTATTAGCTACTTCAATAGTCGGCGCGAGGATGATCATTTCCGCAGACGTTCGCCAGTTGCGGATCAGCAGCGTCAACATGATGGCCGCCGCGATCGTCGACTTGGAATTCTTCTTCGGGATCGTCAGCATGAATTCTTTGATGTGCCGGATACCCGAGTCCGGGTCGTAGGCCCCGAACACAGAACCCGCGAAGTCACTGACCCACGGGGCACATGCTTCGCCGATGGTCGGGCTACCCGGCGCGTCGACGATCCGAAGCTGCTGCATAACGTCCAGTCCGGCTAGGGCTTCATCAGGGAAAAGTGGCGCACACGGCAGGAGGCTACGCCCTGCGACGATATCGGCTTCCCATGTTGGGTTCCACGTAGTCCACTCAAGCTGCATATCGGTTCGCCTCGTAATAGAGTTCGTTCCACAGCTCAGTGAAGTTGGCCGGGAGGGTATCGCGCTTCAGGCGATTATCTAAACGCCAGAGCGGTTGCAAGTTTTTCAGGTTCCAGCACATCTTGAATTCCAAGGAATCCTCTGATTTAGGGCGGAAGAAAGACACAGGGATTATGTGATCTATCTCTATTTCGCCCGCCATGAAACGTTCCCACGTCATACCTTCGGTGAATTGCCGTTCAAGATGTTTATGCAAATCCGCCGCACTAAAAGATAGGAGTTTAATCCACGAAGCGTCTAGCCTAGCTCTTCCAAGGCTGTTTCGCACGGAGCTGGAAACCCGCATATGAATAGCAAAGGCTGGATCCGTACGCCTCTTGATTTTCTGCTGGGCGAGTTTACGCGGAGCATTTTTAGCGTAATAGGCTCTTGCTCGTTCCCTTAATTCTTCGGGGTTCTCCCTAGCCCTCTTAGCGTGCGCCGCCCGTAGACAATCGACGCATGAAGCCGTAAGCCCATAGCTGCCGCAGGAAGATTTATTGAAATACGCGCGAGTGGCCGGGAGAATACTTGCGCACTTAGAGCAACACTTTTCCAGGGGCATGCTGCTTGAGATTCTCTCCTGTAGACGTGCTGCAGCCTCTATCTTGCGCACCTGCTTTAGCGCCTGCCATTCGTCCGTAGCTTTTCTAGCCCTCCTCTTGGCGACCTCCGAATCTCTCTGGGTATGGTATTTCGCCTTGGTTTGAGCATTCCTGCAAACTTTACACAAGGCTTTCCTCCCGTCCGGGTATTCTTTCCCTACGGGGTACTCAATTCGTGGTTTTGCTTCGGAACACTTTGTGCAAACTTTTAGTTCGCTGAGGAGGGTTGGTTGTGTAGAATTCGCTGCAGCCATGAAGCACCTCAGATGCGGATCGGTAAGAAACCCCGTAGGTGTTAGCGCACCGCGGG